TGGCACTTCTCCGCAAATCTCCCAGAAAGAAACTGCGGCAGGAGGGGAGTTCTCTTTTCAGTACGCTCATGACTTCGTACTTAGCCGTGTTTCAAAACATTGTATCAAATAAATTGATTATTTGTAATTTCATTTGTTGGTTTTCTGCCAAACAAACGAATAGCTTGGTTGTTCATAGAAGCATATTCAGCCTTGGTAAAGATGCCTTTAGCGTTTCTAATGTCAAACGGGGTTAGCAGATCACGGGGTTCTTCTACCTTTTCAGCCTCAATCATATGCGGCTCTAAGGTGTACTGAGAAACCCAAGACCGACCTAACTTAATTTTCCCAATTTTTAGTTTCTTCTTGTAGCTCATCTTGGTGCAACAAGCTGCAATAGATAGTCTTGGTATGCCTGTTAAATCCTCTATTTGGTAGGAAGTAAGTGGGCCATTTTGTAATGCTCTGATAACTGCTTCTTGTGTCATTTGTAAAGGTTCTCCAGGTTGATTGTTCGGTTTAAATGGAGTTCTAGCGTTCTAGCAAGCAAAGCTGTTACAGCCGCATCAAAGTCCTCTGGTTCGGTTGTATAAGCATCTGCCATTGTTTGAGAGTACCCAAGCAAGGCTTCAGCGCATCTTTTTTCAAGTATTTCAGTTTTCATGCGAGTAGCCTAACATGATAAAAAAGTTGCGTAAATTAGGGAAAACCCCTATGTAAATTCAGGAATGTATGTGGCACATTATGGGTGTGGGCAACAAAAAACCCACATTTTAATAAACCTACAGGAGTGAATATGAAAGATCAAGCAGCGTTCCCATTTGTTGCCAAAGATAAGACGGGAATGATAATAAATGCAGGTATGTCATTGCGCGACTACATTGCGGTTAAAGCTATGCCAGTAGCACTAAAAACCCTTATGCACGATTACACAAGAGATGATAAGCATTGGTCGTGGGAAGAGTATATTGATAATGGCCTTTTAGCTGAACTGTCCTACAGAATGGCAGATGCTATGTTGGTTGCAAGAGAGTCAACGGAAGAGGAGTAAATATGCCGATTCTTAATGGAAAAAAGGTTGTAGACCTAGAGGTAGATGGAGTGGTTAGCGGAGATTATCCAGATTTCTGTGATGCCTACTTTTCAGGTGGATGCTATGAAGATGGAACACCACTAACAGAAGATGAGTTAAACAAGCTCACCGATCTGGCGGGTGATGTTCTATGGGAAATGGCTTTCGAGAGCCTCACATGAAATCAGTATTTGTACAGTATTCTGAACATTTCTCAGACATCCACTACTGCCCTTATTGCCTGGCAATCAAGGGAGATAAAATAGTCTGTTGCCAAGAAGCAGACTTTATCGAGTTCAAGGATTTATATCCTGACCAACAAAAAGAGATCATTCAACAAGAGTTAGATGAAAATCAAAGGAGTTAATCATGGGTGTACATAAAAAGCTAATGGAGGCAAGGTTACTCTTGCAACACGCTCCACTTAAAAAGTCGGGTCACAACAAGTTTGCAGGGTATTCGTACTTTGAATTAGGTGACTTTCTGCCAACAATCAACTCAATCTTCTATAAGACTGGTTTGTGTGGTGTGGTGTCGTTTGGCAAAGAGTTGGCTAGTCTGACTATCACAGACACAGAAGATGGCTCAGAGATCGTTCTGACAAGCCCTATGGCAGAAGCCAATCTAAAAGGTTGCCATCCAATTCAAAACCTAGGGGCTGTAGAAACGTACACTAGAAGATACCTATGGGTATCAGCAATGGAGATCGTAGAACACGATGCCCTAGACTCTTCTGCGCCTTTGAAGGAAGATAAGGTCATCATTAGCCCAACTCAGGGCGCACAAGATAATATTCCTCCAGAGGAATTACAGTACTTGCAAGAGATGGCAGTTGAATTGATTGCTACCTGTGAGCAAGGTGACCCCAAGGCAGCTTGGGATAAGTTGGAAGGAGAGAACCTTGATGCAGAACAAAAGATTGCATTGTGGACACTCCTACCCAGTAAAGTAAGAAGTGCGTTAAAGAAAGCGAAGGAAATGTGATGGAAAAGAAAGATAACAGTGGCGTTTTATTCAAAAACGATAAAAAAGAGTCAGAGAAACACCCTGATTACAAAGGAAATATCACAGTGGGCGGTCAGGATTACTGGCTATCTGCATGGATCAAAGAGGGCAAGTCAGGCAAATTCATGGGTTTAGCAGTATCTCCTAAAGAAGATTATCAGCCTAAACAAGCCCCTAAGAAGGCTAGTATTGAAGACGAAGACCTGCCGTTTTGAGTTAATATAAACCCGAGGGGAGAGCTGTGCAAAGGATTTTCCTAGCTTGCAGACGAGCAGTTTTCCCCTCACCCAATAGGAGTCAATGATGAGAGATATTTTTAATAACATGAAAGATTCGATGGAGAGATTCTTTGGTACTGAACCTTTTAAGTTGGTCAGAAACCAAGACCCCACAACGAGCCATCAAGCGGCTCAAGCAGTTGATACCACCAAGCTAGAAAGTCTTGTCTACGAGGCCATTAAGAGCCATCCAGAGGGGTGCATCTCAGACGAGATACTAGAGATGTATCCAAACTACCCATATTCCTCAATAACAGCAAGGTATCGTGCTTTGTTAGACAAGGGATTTATTGAAGTTACGGGTGTCAAACGTGGCAAATTTGGCAGAAATCAACGAATTATGAAATGTAAATAATGATCGAAAAACCACCTTATTCCAAGATTAGTTATCCTTCAGTGCCAAACAAGGATTTCAAATGGTCTTCTGGCTCAGACGTTCAAGCCATCTGGAGAAAGTTTGGATGGACTCCACCCTCAGAGAAGATGCTGCCACCACCACCTGAGAAGTACCAAGAACCTTTGCGGAGGGTGAGATGAAGACAGAAGACCTCGTTGAGATGGTAGAACAAGCTAGTTTGTGTAAGCCTCGGGAATTTATTGATGCGTTTCACAAACTTGAGCGCTTTGCCGCCCTTGTAGCCTCTGCCGAGCGTGAGGCGTGTGCAGAAATGGTTGATTCTTATGTTGGATTTGATAGTGAATTGTCAGAAGCCATCCGAGCAAGGGGAGAAGCATGACTGAATGGACTCCAGAGGAAGACGAAGCCTTTAACATGGTTGAGCAAAACAGTAACCTTGGTAAGCAGATATTAAAAGCAAACAAATCTAGTGGAATGCAGTGTTGCACTTACGACTGTACTCAGGGAAGAGATTGCCCTGTACGTTCAAAAACACTAGAAGAGGTTGCCCAACACTTCGAGAAGATGCCCTTTGGGGACACTGCTGCTAGCTTTGCCGCTTACGTCAGAGGTCTACTTAGCAAGTAAGTAAAGACCCACGTTCGAGAAAGCATAACCCGCATAGACAATAGCCATTTGTGGGTTATCTTTCCAAAGCTGTTCACCAGCAATGTAGGCGTAAATAGCCCCTGTAAGTATGATTAGCCAAGCACTCAAAACGCACCTACATCAATCACTTCACCCCTAAACTGAATCTGATCCTCATCAAATTTATGGACGAGTTCAGGCCATAAAAGCTGACCATTGAAGAAGTTTAACACCGCAAAGCCTGATCTGTGATTGTTTGGGTTTATCTCGGCATAAGTAAACTGTGGGCCATCAGTCTCAGCCAAAGTCCCCGTATCTACACCATACCTAATCCCGTTGTAGTCGTTAAATGGAGTAACTTTAAGGCTATGCAAGTGTCCAGTAACGATTGACACACCAGCGTTAACAGTATTGTTGTGAGTAGCGTGAACACCACCCTTGTATCGGTGTTTGATAATCACATCCTCGGTAGGCCATACCGCCCAACAAAACTCCCAATCAAGGAAGTGGTCTGTCAGCTTAAAACCCAATACTTCTTTAAATTGTGGTGCGTGTTGCGCTAATCTGTTGCCGAATCTAACATCGTGATTGCCCCATGTAAACAGTAACTTTACATTGTGCCTTGCTGCTTTAGCGACTTCTTCAATTTCACCCAATGCACCCTGACAAGCCTTTAGTTCTTGAATGACAGTAGTCGCTGGTTGTTCAGTTACGTCATGGCGTGATATAGACGCACCATCAAACGCATCTCCGTTACAGATAATAGCTTTGGGTTTGAACTCTTGGATAGCCCACAAAAGCCCTTTAAATGCTGTTGTTCGTTGACCAGGTATGAAGTGGGCATCTGAGAACACAATCACACATCCATCTAGCATCCCAAGTTGAACTTGTTTTAATGGAGAGAAAGATTTTGGCCTATTAGCGTCATAAGCAGCGGCACGAGGATCGTTTGAGGATAATTTAATCTTATAGTGATCTTCAATCCACCTTCTACGCAAATGGGCGGCTCTAAGATTTACTCCTAAATGTTTAGCCATTTTTGTGGCAGATTGCAGTTCACCCCATAGTTGGATAAATTGCATATCTGTACACGTTTCATTATGAGCGCCCATTGGTATCCTTAGACAGTAACTTTTCTAAAAGGTTAATGACTCTATGCTCTTGCATCTCTATCTCATCTTGAGATGATTTAGGGTCTTGCGCCACAGTCATTAAATCGTGTAGGAATACATGAAGCAACTCATGTAAAGCAGTCTGATCCAGAGACTCTGGTGTGATCTTCTCAGCACCAAAATCACCTAGTCTGTAAGTAGCCAATCGAGCAGAAGTATTAAACTCAACAGAAGCCATAGCAGCTTTAGCTGGTTTAC